ACTCGGGGTTTGGCGTCAGTGTGCGACCGCTGAGCCCGTACTCATGACGGCCAACGCCCTGAGCGGCACGGTGGCGCAGCATCAGCAGTGGCGCAGCATCCGCAACGAGGTCGCTCAGCTCGCCGCCGTAATCAAAGTAATCGCGGAACGTCGGGTCGTCCATGATCGACTTGAATCGACCTTTGCGCGCCGCCATGCCAAGCTCGTTGCGTGCAGTGTCCAAAAGCCTCGGAGCCAAAACTGCGGGCTTGTCAGTGGCGAACATGCTGTACGCGGCAGGCATCCGGTCGCGCAGCGAGGGCGGTTGAACGATCAACGTGCGCAGCTCGCGGTCTTGAAAGTCGCCAGGCTTGTAATTGGCGTTGAAGTAGCCCAGGTCGGTCGAGCTGGGCCGCACGAGAAACATCGAGTCATCCGAGCCGTAGGGATGGGTGTGAAAGTCAATGATGCCCTGACCAGGCTGGGCGTAGTCAAGGGCAGCAGTCCTGTCGCTGACGTTGGGCTGGACGGTGTCGGGTCGGCCGATGGTTATTTTTGAGCGCCGGGGTAGGTTGGCCGGACCAACAACAGAGGCCTCGTTGCCTGTGCGTGCGGACTGAGCAATCGCCTCACGAATCGTGGCCGCCTGCTCGGGAGCTTCGCGGGCCAGCAACGTGCGAAGTTTTGCAAGGACTGAGACTTTGGACATGGCTTACCACTTCGTTTTGTTGGCCCAGTACGCCGCGCTCGACGGACCCTTGGCGATGTTCTTTGCGTGGCGCGCCTTGAAGCTGTCGCGCTTTGCGGTGGTCGCAGCCGACTCGCCAGCCTTGGGCTTGCCTGCCGTCTTGGCGCCTTGCTCGCCGAAGCGGATCACCTTTTCGGTGCCGTCGTAGCAGGCCTTGACCACATGGGATTTCTTGGGGTGGTCCGGCGTGCGCTTGGGTTGATTGCACGCCATTTCGGACTTCTTGAGCGGCTTGGTCATTTCGACTTCCTTGCCGCCCGCATGTTGTCCACCAGGTTGGGGTACGGGCGTCCGGCCTTTTCGGCTGCGCGCTTGGCGCTGGACTTGGCGCTGGAGGACAGCGCCTTCGGTGCGCCCAGAGAGCTGGGGCGCTTCTTGTCCCAGATGGGCTTGGGTTGCGACTTAGACGGCATACGGGTTGACCCTTCCTTCACGATGACGGGGCCGATCTTCGTCAACGTCGCGTGCTTGTGGCAGCTCGAACCAACCGTCGTTCTTGAGGTAGATGACCGCCTGCGTGAATGTGTCCACGTAGTCGTCGTGCTCAGCGACAGGGAACTTCGCCACCTGGTTCAAGAACGGCTGGGCCCAGCTCACAGGCTGGCCGGGGTTCTTCGCAGACTCCGGGATCCACAGCAGTCCAAGCTCCAACGTCGGCGCGGTCTGGTGCGCCCTCGACACCTTATCCGCTTGACCGGGATTGTAGCCAACGGCTGGGACCTTGGCCAGACGCAAGTCCTGCAGCAACGATTGGCCGCTTGCCTTGGCCTCGACGAGCAGCCGGTCGGGCCGCCGCCCCTTGGTGGGCATGCCAGCCTTGGCCGACTTGTCCGCCCCGTACTCGCTGGTCCAGTCGCGGATCACCTTGGAGCGCAGGTCCGGGTAGCCCAGGTGCTCGTCCCAGGCGTCGAGCAGCATGGCGTTGCGCAGGCCCCGGTGCGTGAACACGCCCCAGACCGTGCAGGCCGTCGGGTCGCCTGTGGTCCGCTCGGTGAAGGCGCAGTCGTAGCTTTGCAGGATGTACTCGAAGGGCGGCAGGCGTTGGGCCACCGGCCAGAGGTTGAAGCAGTCGGCCTTCAGGATGCCACCCTCGGCGGGCGACGGCTCTTGCTGCAGCTGGCCAGCGGTGCCGTAGGTGCCCAGCAGCTGCTTGAGCTTGGTGATCTCGGCCTCGCCGAAGCGGTCGGGGCAGATCAGCTCGCCCTTGGTGCGGCGCGGGTCGTAGGGCCCGAGCACCGTCCTGCGCTGTTTGCCGTCCCACTCGGCCGGGATGCAGATGTGCTCCCAGCCTTTGATGTCGTTGAGGATGTGCCCGCTGATGTCCTTCTCGTGCAGGCGCTGCATGACCGTCACCATGGCGTCGGTCTTGGGGTTGTTCAGACGCGTGGACCAGACCATGTCGAACCACTCGAGCGCGCTCTCGCGCATGGTCTCGGACTGCGCGTCCTGTGCGCCGTGCGGGTCGTCCAGGATCAGGCGCGAGCCGCCTTCACCGGTTGCGGTACCGCCCACCGAGGTGGCCAGCCGGTAGCCGGTCTTGTTGTTCTCGAAGCGCTGCTTGGCGTTTTGGTCCCCGGCCAGCTGAAACATGTGCCCCCAGCGCTCTTGGTACCAGGGCGACTGGATCAGGCGCCGGGCTTTGAGGTTGTCTCGGATGGACAGCGTGCCGGAGTAGGACGCGGCGAGGAACTTCTGCTCGGGCGAGGTCAGCCACTCCCAGCAGCACCAGGCCACTGAGACGATGGTGGACTTGGAGTGGCGCGGCGGGATGTTGATGAGCAGGCGCTGAATCTCGCCGAAGCTGACGGCCTCCAGGTGCTCGCAGATCAGCTCGATGTGCCAGCTCGGCACAAATGGGACGCCGGGCTCCATGACGTGCCAAGCCTGTTTGACGAACTCGTACAGGCTGGCGCTGGCGCGGCGGCGGTCCTGTTCCTTGGCGATCAGGTCCAGCATGACGGCGGGGGAGACGGGTGCGTTCATTGCAGCCGAATCTCCCCACGCTCGAGCTTGTCGCGCTGGTCCATGGCGTTGTGCAGCATCACGTCGGGGTATTCCTCGTGCGCACGCGGGTGGCACCAGCAAGCACGGCTGACCTCGTGCTCCTTGAAGTCCCCGAGCGGGATGATGTGGCAAAGCGCCTGTTCATCGCCCGGGTAAACCGCTGAGGCAGTCATCCGTGGTTGATCGCTTCTTGCAGCAGGCGCACGGCGTCGTGCTGGGCGTTGACCCAATGCATGTCGCCTTTGCCGGTTTGTTCCATGGCCAGCGCCTGAGCTTGGCACCGCTCCGCGAACGTGTCGAGCAGCGCCAGGATACGCGCGCGCTCAAAGGCGATCATGTCCTCGCCGTGCTGGCGCACCAGGTCCTCAGGTAACAAGGCCTGAAAGCGACCGTCGTGGTCAAGCAGGGCGGGCAAGGGGGACTCGGGAAGGGTGGGTTTGTTCATGGTGTTCATTCGTCTTTGTTGTTTGCTTTTTGCAACAGCGCCTGCATTTGCGCCAACTCAGTGTCGTTGAGGCCCTTGAGGTCAACGCTGGAGACAGCAATCGCGCCGCCGTCCTTGCCGGTGTGCTCGTGCTTTTGGGTCTCGGACCACTTCATCTGGGTTTTGGTCCACCAGATCATGGCCGTCGTGTCGCCGCTCGTCGCCTTCTGGAACAAGGTGCGCCCAACCTGGCTGTTGGCCTTGGCCTTGCCGCTGAGCAACTCCTCGGCAAAGTGCGTCGTCAGGGTCTCGGCGCTGATGCCTTTGCGCACCAGGACGGCGATCTGCTCAAGCGGCAGGCCGTAGCCCGACAGGGCTTCCACCTGCTTTCGCTCGGTTTCCGTGGGTTCAAATGCAGGTCGGCCAGCCCCAGGACGAGCCCCGCCGTTTTTGCCTGGTTTTTTTAAAACCGATTTTTCAGTCGTTTTTGTCATGAATCGCTCCTTTCAGTGCAGTGATTCGGTTGGTTTTGGTCATCAATCCGGCTTTTTTGCCGGTTTGGTCTTGTCGGCCTTGGGTTTGTCGGCCTTCCCGATCTCGCTCCCGATCAGGCTGTTGGGGCTGCGTTCGCCCATCACCTCGGTGAAGGATCGCCCGTCGGCCTCCAGGTGCGCGTGCTTGCCGGTGAACTGTTGCCAGCGGGTGACGATCACGTCGCAGTATTTTGGGTCCAACTCCATGAGCCTGGCAACTCGGCCGTTTTTCTCGGCTGCGATCAGGGTGGTGCCGGAGCCTCCGAAGCTGTCGAGGACGATGTCGCCGCCCTTGGTGTTGTTGAGCATCTGGTACTCGAAGAGGGCCACGGGCTTCATGGTTGGGTGCTCGCCGTTGCGGGCGGGCTTGTCGAACTCGAGGATGGTGGTCTGCTTGCGGTCGGCAGCCCAGAGGTGGCCCGCGCCGTCCTTCCAGCCGTAGAGGCATGGCTCGTGCTGCCACTGGTAGTCCTGGCGGCCGAGCACGAGGCTGGACTTCTTCCAGATGAGGCACTGGCGCACGGTCCAACCGGCGTCCTTGGCGGCTCCTCGGAAATTGTAGCCCTCGCTGTCGGCGTGCCAGATGTAGAAAACCGCCCCGGCTTTCATGACCGCGTTTGCTGCGGTGTAGGCATCGCGCAGGAACTCGCGGAACTGAGTGTCGCCCATCGAGTCGTTTTTGATGGTGAGCTTTTCTTTGGTGCCGCCCTCGTAGGCCACGTTGTATGGCGGGTCCGTGAGCCACATGTCCACAGGTTGCCCAGCGCAGAGCTTTTCCAGGTCGTCGATACTGGTGGAGTCGCCGCAGAGCAGTCGGTGGCTGCCCATGACCCAAACGTCGCCTTGGACGGTGACGGGGTTGGCTGGGGCCTCGGGCGCGTCGTCGGGGTCTGTGAGGCCTTCCTCCAGCTCCAGGGGCATCAGGGCGTCGATCTCTTCTTCGGTGAAGCCTGTGAGGCCAACGTCGAAGCCGAGGTCCATCAGGTCTTTAAACTCGGTGGCCAGCATGGCGTTGTCCCACCCGGCGTTCAGGGCAAGGCGGTTGTCGGCAATGATGTAGGCGCGTTTCTTGGCCTCGGACCAGCCGGTGGCGACCATGACCGGGACTGTTTTGATTTTGAGGCGCTGTGCGGCCATCGTGCGGCCGTGTCCGGCAATGATGCCGCCTTGCTCATCGACCAGGATGGGCGTGGTCCAACCCCACTCTTTGATCGAGGCTGCGATCTGTCCGATCTGCTCGTCTGAGTGGGTGCGGCTGTTGCGTGCGTAGGGGATAAGTTTGTCGATGCTCCACTGTTCGATTTTGTCGGCAGGGTTTCCGGTGAGTTTTTCGGCGGTAATTTCCGTGGTGGATTCAACGGGCTGGTTTTTCATGCGGGCTCCGGTTTGATGGTGTGGTTTTTGACGGGTGGGTCAGTGGTTGCAGATTATGCAACAGCTGATGCTGGCACAGGATGGCACGGGTGGAACGGGATAAAAGCAGACATTTTCACCGTGTTCTTTCTTGCGTGTGTGTGTGCGTATGTGCATGTGAATATAGGCGTTTTATCTTGTGCAATCCTGTGCCAAAGGTAAAAAGTCTTTATAAATCAATGGGTTGCGTGTTTTTTTGATCTTGTGCCAAAGGTGATTTATCCTGTGCTGGCACAGGTTTGATCTTGTGCCAAGACGTAAAATCAGAACGGTTCATCGGCAGCCTCCCAGTCATGACGCAGCCGGATCCCGGTGTAAAGGTTCAATCTTGTGCCAGAACCATCCGTGGCACAGGATTCCGCGCCGGTTGATCCTGTGCCAGAAGTGCGCGGTTGGCTGCGTTTGACGCCCGGGAAAGCGGCCGAAAGTTGGCGGCCAAAGGACACTTTGGTGCCTGCGTGATCGCGGCCCTGAGCCTCGCACCACTTCTTCCAAGCCTTGAAAAGCTCGTCGCGATCGGCTTGGGCGTGCTCGCTGACCACGCACATCTCGTCCACAAAAGCGCGGATCGGGCTGGTCTGATCGACCAGGTCGGAGGCCAGCTCGTCGGCCGAGGTGGGACGTTGGAAGTAGCCGCGCTGGTTCAGACGGGCCAGACCCTCGAGGGCCCACAGGACGATTCCGGGCAGCTCTTTGAGCAGGCGGGCGGTGAGGCCATGGTCCTCTTTGCCCAGGAAGCTCGTGTTGAACTTGAAGGGCAAAAACCGGTTGGCCAGGGCGGCCGAGGCGTCCGAGAAGGCGGGCAGCTCGTTGGAGGCCAGCACGAAGCGGATGGCCATCTTGCCGGACCAGGCGGTCATGTTCTTGCGGTCGATCGTGATGGTGTCCTCGCCCGAGATCCGCAGCAAGTTTTCCACAATCGGTTGTTGGTCGGCGCGGCCGGAGAGGCGGGCGTCCGAAATCATGGCCAGGCGCTTGCCGATGAGCGGCTGCAGGCCGAACTGCGTGCCCAGGGAGGCGAGGCTGGGGCTGACGCGGTTGGCGTACCCGACCAAGGCTTCGAGGATGCGCAGGATGGTGCCCTTGCCGCAGCGCGGGGGGCCGATCAGCATGAACATCTTTTGCTGGCTGGTGTCGTCGGTCAGCAGGTAGCCGAACATCTCGGCCAGGGTGCTCACGGACTCGGGGTCGTCGGGCCAGAGGCTGTGCAAGAACTTCAGCCACTCGGTGGGCTCGCTGGCGCTGGGGTCGTAGTCGAAGTCCAGGGAGGAAACGCAGAACAGCCGGTCGGTCGAGGGCATGATGGTCCGCGTCGGGTGGTGCAGAAAGCCGTTTTTGAAGGCCACGATCTCGTGCGCGGGGAAGTCCCCCTGCTGCTGTTCGATCCAGACCTGGGGCTCGGGCAGGTCGGCGTAGCAGACCGCGCGCAGGGCGTGAGCGACGTCGTTGACCGTGCTGGTTTTCGGGTTGAAGGCCACCGTCTCGCTGTCGCCCGTTTTGAGGTTGACCTTGAGCGTCAGACACCCGGCCATGAAGTGGTACAAGCGCTGGTCGATGTAGACCCGGTCCCGAGTGACGTAGCGCGTGGCGTCCCAGCTGTAGAACTCGCCGCGCCAGTGGATGATGCGGCCGCGCTCGGGCAGGGTCTCGTGGAACAGCTCGGCCGTTTTCATGGGCGAGCTCGAGAAGATCATCGGCTGATCGTGGCTGTCCGGTGGGATGTTGTCAGGGGCTCGGGGTGGCTCGGGGGGCGGGGGCGTCTGCCCGGCGTGGTCAGAGACGTCGGGGATGGGCGCGTCATCGAAGTCGGGCGGCAGGTCATCCCAGGGTGGCTCAAAATCGGATGGAAACGGGTCCGAATCGGGTGGAATCGGTTGTTTTTCTGGCGGTGGCTCATCCGGTGAGCCTGCCTTCATGATGCAGTCCTCAACGGCGGCCAGGCCGTCGGCCAGGTGCAGGTCGTTGAAGTCGGTACCGGTGCCCCGCGTTGAGACGTTCCAGAACGGGATGGCTAGCAGCGCGTTGACGGATTGGGCGGTCTTGCGGGCGTAGGTCAGGCCGGGGTTGCCCTCGGTTTGAGCGTCGTCGTCGGCCGCGATGATCAGGCGGGCCTCGGGTAGCGCGGCGCGAATCTTGCGGGCAACCGGCTCCAGGTTCCCGGCGTTGAAGGCAACAACCACGCAGTGCCCGGTGGCCATGCGGATGGAGCAGCAAGTGGCCCAACCCTCGGCGATCACCACGGTGCCTTGCTTGTCGGGCTTGCCCAGCACGGTGTAGGCGCCAGACGATGGTGTGCCTTTGAGGAACAGCTTTGTGCCGTCTGACTTGATGCGTTGGAGGCCGACCAAAGCGCCGGGGCCGTGACGCAGCGGGATAAGCAGCTCGTCGCCCAGCATGCGGGCACCCTCGGGCTCGATCTGCTTGCGCTGAGGGTAGGGGTGGCTGGTGACCGTGGTGGCCCGAGCCCACATCTCGGCGGCGCGGGTGGCAGCGGCGTCGCGCTCTATTTTGGCCTGGGCCTCCTCGGCTGCCATGCGGGCCTCGCGCTCGGCGATGCGGCGGGCACGTTCCTCGGGGTCGACCGGCTTGCGGTCCTGGGCTGTTGATTTGTAACCGCCCTCTTTGGCCAAGGCGATCAGGGTGC